ACCAGCGCATAGGCCCAGAGAACGTGCTCTACCGTGCGAAGGCCGCTCGGTGCGGCGAGGATGAAAGAAATCTTGAAGATCAGTTCCTTGGCCCGCAGGAACAATGATTCGAGGCCAGTCTTTTCAGCATGGTCTTCGGCCAGATTGTGCATCGCGATGACCGCTTTGCGAAGCATGGCCTTGGCGTCATCCGTGGTCGGGATCGACACCTTTGGACCATAGTGCTCGATCCGAACCGGCTTGATCAGGTCAAAGGATCCGGCTGCATAAAGCTGTTGCAGCGTGGTCTTCATGCCTTCGCTCATTTCAGGTGGATCGAATGGAAATTTGTCCTTCGGCACTGGGTTCTGCTCGATGAACAGCAGCGACCGGCCAATAAAGCCATTGGCTGCGTTCTCAAAATCCACGATGCTTTCGAAATTGTTGTTTGTGGTGAAACCCAGCAGGGACAAGAACGGATTTTCGATGCCGGTGTCGAGCGTTTCTAGGTGTTTCTCAATGGAATCGTAGCGTTCCTGTTCGCGTGGGTTTGGGTTTTCATCCAGCTTTCGGCTGATCTGGGTCAGCTCCTGCAGCAGGCTTTTGCGGACCTCTTTGCGAACGTCGCCTGAAATCAGAAAGTGACCATTTGCTTTTGAGAACACCGACATCAAAACGCCGATGATGCCTTCAAGGTATGACGCACCGCCCTTGCTTTTGGCGTTCTGGATCTTGCCCAGCAGAAAGCCCACCTCGTCGATGATGTAGACCGATGGCTGATGTGCGACCAGATTGCGGACGACTTCCTGCTCCGACTTGATGTTGCCATACAGCGCCGAGTTCATCCCGACCGTCTTCAGGATCTGAATTGACGCACCGAGGATGCCTTCTTTTCCGGTGCCCGATCCCGCCACACAGAACGAAATCAGGTTCGACGTGACACGGTTTTCTGCGTCGGCATACTTCAGGCCGATCACGTCACCCATTGTCACCAAGGCTGCGCCGACCGAAATATTCTCGCGGACATACCGACAATTCCCGTGGATCCACTCAGCCACCTCGCCCACGAATCCCGGAGGACGGCGCAAATCAATGCCTGTGATGTCCAGTTCTGTGTCTGTTATCTCTTCAACGACCTCGTTGGTCGTAAACGTGACCGGCCACTGCCACCCGCCTTGCTGGGCGTAATGCACGAGGGTGCCGAGGGTGACGGGGTTGGAGGATTTGCCGAAGCTGTGCCACTTCTTGGCCATGTCTGAAGCGTCGTGCTTGCTTGATGTGGATGACCATCCGTCCCACAGGTCATAGGCCGAACCGCCGGATGCATGATGAAGGGCCATCCCGATCTTGATCCAGACGTCGTAATCGAGGTCGGTGTTAGTGATGTATGAGAGCATGTCCCCAAGGTTCTCATACGATACATCGACAGTTCTGCTCTCGTAACGGGCGCGGAAACGCTCAGGCTTCTTCAGCAAATTGATGATGTCTGCAGGCACGTCGTCAATCTCGGACGGCGATCCCACAAGGGTCTTGTATTTGTTGCCAGACATATGCAGCGAGCTTGGCCCAACGACATATCCAGACGACTTGAAATCGATGCCGGTATATTCATCGAGATGCTGAGAGAGAGCTAAACCTTCATCGCAACGAAAATACAGATGCTTTGATCCGCCGCCACTCCCAGTCTCAACGATCAGGCCTGCACCGGCAATTGCAGGATATGCAGCAACAAGCTTTTCATATGACGCGACACCGCCATTGCGGGCGTCCACATCGATGACCAAAAGACCTTTAACCAATACGCCGTAACCGGTCGCGAAGTGATCGGCTTCCTCGAAATTATCAAGCTGCTCTTCTGACCATTCTGGGATTGAAGTCCAGTTGGACATGATCGGATGCTTGCCGACCGCTTTGCAATCAGGCTTGCCACATCCGCAGGTGCGCTGCTTGGTAATCGGGTGCAGACCAAAAACACGATATCCGGCTTCCCAGAAGTCCCTGTGATTCGTCATCAGTCTTGCTTTCCGAACAGATACTGCACCAGCTTTTCATAGGTCTGCATCGTCGGATTGCTGTTTTTACCGGACGCAATTGCACGGATCGTGTTTTCGTGCAGGCCTGTTGCGACCGCGACTTTTGCAAGGTTTCTGTCCTGTAGGGCACGACGAATCTTCTCCATCGAGAAGCCACTTAGATCGGGTTCGTCCATTTTTTTATTCCTCAATCAACAATGTGGTGTTGACAATGGCACAATGAACTGTCATCTGTCAACACGTTGAAACAGAGGAGAGGCCAATGGGCATTCTTGATAGCATTAGTAAACCGACCGACAGGCCGGTCATCGTCACACTCTGTGGCGATAGCGGAATGGGTAAGACAACCCTCGCCGCATCTTTTCCAAAACCAATCGTTATTCGCGCAGAGGATGGCATTCAAGCCGTTCCAGTAAATCTGCGTCCAGACGTGTTTCCGGTCATCAATGAGGTTGATGAACTGTGGAACCAGCTCAAGGGCTTGATCAACGAGGAGCACTCTTATCAGACGCTCGTCATTGACAGTATCACGGCGCTGGAGCGGATGTTCGTGCAATATGTGGTCGATACTGACCCCAAGAAACCAAAGGGCATCCAGCAAGCTCTGGGTGGCTATGGTGCAGGCCGTGAAGCGGTTGCAGTGATGCATCAGCGTTTGCGGAAGGCTGCATCGATCCTCGCTGAAAAGCGTGGCATGCATACGGTCTTCATCGCTCATGTCGAGATCGGCACCGAGAACCCGCCAGATGATGATTCGTTCAGCAAGTACGGATTGCGCCTGCATGCCAAGTCGATGGCACCTTATGTCGATGATGTGGATGTGGTCGGTTTCCTGAAGCTAGAAACGTACACGACTGGCGAAGGCGAGCGCAAAAAAGCAGTGTCTGATGGCACCCGTGTGTTGATCACATATGCCACTGCCGCGAACGTCAGCAAGAACCGCTATGGCATCACAGAGCCGCTTACGGTCATCGCTGGTAACAACCCACTTGAAGATTACATTCCGGCCCTGAAGGGCGCGGTAAACGTTAAGAAGGAAAAGAACAATGGCTAATTATTGGGATCTGTCGGACGGCGAAGACGTTGCAAAAACCGGTGCTAATTTTGAGAGCGGCGGCGCAATGTCACCGCTTCCAAACAACACCACGGTCATCGCCATCATTGAAGAGGCAAAGGTCGATCAGGACCGCGAGAACAACCAGTACGTTTCGCTGCGTTGGTCGGTTCTGTCGCCAGCAGAATACAAAAACCGCAAGGTTTTTCACAAGGTCTGGTGCCTTGATCTGAGGCCGAGCAAGGATAATCAGGAAGTCTATCGCGACAACCAGAAGCGCATGCTGTTCGCGATTGATACCAATGCAGGCGGAAAGGTTGTGGCCAGCGGTCGCGCACCGACCGACCAGACATTGGCCTCGTTTACCGGCAAGCAGATGCAGATCAAGGTCATGCTCTGGGAGCAGGCAGGCAGCAGCGGAAACTGGGTGGCATCTGTGTCGCCAAAGAACGGCGCTGCGGTTGCATCGAAGCCAAAGCCAGCAGCGAAGGCTGACGTGGGCGACGACGACATTCCGTTCTAAGGGGCTAGAACGGACGGGGGCGGTTAGTGGCCGTCCCCATTTTAATTAACAGGAGATGAAAATGGCAGTAGCAAAGAAAAAGACGGCAACGAAGGTCAAAGAATACGATATCATCAAAGACGCCATCAAAAAGACGGTCGTGAAGCGCAAGCCAAAGGTCGTGAAGGCAACGCTTGAAGATCGTGTTGCCAAGCTTGAAAAGACAATGGCTGAGGCCGTTGAGGCAGGTGAAAAGATCCACAGCGAGCTTGCGCGGTGGCGTTCATCCAATGCACCAAAGTGGAAGTCCCGTACTCCACACGATGGTCCGCCAGATGTTGGTCGCTCTAAGGTGCTTGTGATGCTTCGTAATGGTGATCGTTCAACCGAGGGCCATTGGGCTAATTCGTTGACGTGGCATGAGTGCGGTGACCGTACCATTGTCGCCTATGCGGCCATCTAACATGGAGCAGCGTTCCGAGGAGTGGTTCAATATCCGCAAGGGCCGTGTGACCGGTTCATCCGTTGGAGCAATCCTCGGAATTTCTCCATTTGTTAAGCAGGCAGATGTGATGCGCCGGATGGTTCGCGATTGGCATGGAGCGCCAAGCGAGTT